AAGCAAGCGCTTCGAGAGGTCACAGGCCTCGCACTTGGCAACACCGCGATTGGCTTTGAGGCCGGCAACTCGCTTACGACCGGCAGCAATAACACGGTGATCGGCTACGACGCCGATGTGTCGGCGGCAGGCGTTAGCGACGAAGTCACCATCGGCAACGCCAGCGTTACGGTGTTCCGCGTGCCAGGCCTAACGCTGGTGTTCAGCGTAAAGTACTTCAACCACGGCACACTGACCGTGGCTACACTGCCGGCAGCGGCTACCGCCGGGGCAGGCGCGCGGGCTTTTGTCACCGATGCCAACGCGACGACGTTTGCGTCTATCGTAGCTGGCGGCGGGGCCAACGGCGTCCCCGTGTACAGCGACGGCACCAACTGGCGGATTGGGTGAGGTGAATTATGAACGACGCAGCAGTTGATCCAAATATCGACTACAGCAGACAGTGGACAAAGCGCGACCCGGAGCATGTTGTCGCACCCGCGCCGGCGTTTGCCTATCCAAAGGAAATTGATACGCAGTATTGGGCGTGGAATGATCCCCGTCGTCAGGGCAGTACCGTTTCCATATATAGCGGCCCTTGGGGTGATGTTTTAAAAGCTGCTGGGTTTAAAGGCACGCCAACTCACGCAGATCCTTCTGGCATTTATCAAAACTATGAAGTCTATTCGCCCAATCCTTATGGCGGAGAAGATGTAGGTTCTCAGCTTGATTTTTCTCCAGAAGCATACGCCGCGATTGACAAACTTCGAGCGGCCGGCTACGACCTGCGCCAGAAGCACCCCGATCGCCGCACGTTCAACACCTACTGGGGTTTGGTGACCCCAGAAGGCAACGTCGAAGACATCAAGATCGCCGGCTCCGATCTTGGCGACATGATCAAGCCCCTGATCAACATCTGGGGCGCCGGCCTCGGGTTGGCCGGTCTTGGCGCGGGCATCAATTCGCTGTTGGGCGGCGCTGGGGCGGGGGCTGGAGCGGGCGCAGGTGCCATAAATGCATTGACACCTGCCGCGATTGAGGCCGGTCTTGGCACCGCAGGGTATGGTGTTAATGCGTCTGCCCTAGCATCGGGGGCGTTTAATCCTGCAATCGTTGGGGCCGGAGCGGCGTTGCCTTTTGAGTCAATCGGCGGCGGCGTGTTGTCGGCTGCGGACTTGGCGACTTTGCCGTCGGATGTGCTGGCCGAGGGTGCGTACCAGAACCTGACGCCCACAACGGCGAGAACTCCGTTGCCGATGGAATCGCCAACCGTAACGCCGCTGGCCGATTTTCCCCCAAAACTTGGCCCACTTACGGCGCCATCCAGGTTTGAGTTCGGCACGTTGGCCGATCCTGCTACTGTAGTCGGGTCAATGCCTTCGCCGGTAGGAGTTGCGAATGTTGCGCCAGTTGCCGACGCTTTTTCGGGCGTTGCTTCCAACGTCACAAACGCGCTGACGCCTGCCGCTATGGAAGCGGGGCTTGGCACCGCAGGATACGGAACAAATGCAGCGGCAACGGCTTCTGGGCTATTCAATCCTGCTCTGATTGGTGCCAATGCAGGACTACCGTTTGATGCAATTCTTGCTTCTGGCGGAGTGTTGGGCGCTGGCGCTGGCGCAACCGGCGGCGTGGCAGGAGGCGGCACTGTTGCCCCAACCGTTACAGACGTTGCAGCCACTGGCGCAACAACCGGCGCAACAGGCGCAACCGGCGCCGGCATGGATTCCGCCGCCAGAGCGGCGCTGTACGGCTCGGAAGGATACGGGGCCGGGATGACCGGCGCCCAAACGTCGGCCTACGACACGGTCCTCGGGGCTACCGGCAGCAAAACAGCCGCAGACATTGCGTCTACGGTAACGGGCGCTGGCGGCTCCATCCTTGACAAAGCCGTCCAACTCGTCACCAGCCCCGTCGGCCAAGCCGTCGTAGGCGGAGTCGGCAGCGTCGTCGGCGGCGTGCTGGAAGCCAACGCGGCAGAGAAGGCAGCGCAAACGCAAGCCCAAGCTGCGGCAAACGCGCTCGCTTTGCAGCAAGAGATGTTTGAGTACCAGAAAAGCCTGCTGGATCCTTATCGGGAAGCCGGCAAAAAAGCTCTGGATCGCCTATCTGGCGCGATGGGCCTCGGCGGCCCGGGATCGCAGCAGCAGATGCTGGAGATGGACCCAGGCTACGGGTTCCGTCTGGGCGAGGGCCTGAAAGCGCTGGAGCGCATGCAGGCGTCGCGGGGCAATTTCCTGTCGGGCGGCGCGCTCAAGGCCGGTCAGCGGTTTGCGCAGGATACGGCGTCGCAGGAGTACGACCGGGCGTTTGGAAGACTCTCAGATATTGCGGGCATCGGCCGATCTACCGGCACCCAACTTGGCAGCGCAGCGGCCGGCTTCGGCACCTCTGCCGGCAACATCATGGGCCAAGAGGCCAACGCGCTGGCGGCGGGACGTTTGGGCCGCGCCTCGGCTTACACTGGGGCCATCGGCGGGGCGCTGAACTCGTTCCAGAACTATCTGAACCGGCAGCAAGAAGAACGCCTCGTCCGAGACATCTTCGGGCGCACCATTGGGGGCTGAAATCATGCAACTTGACACCCGATTGCCCCTGATGGCTGGCCAACGGCAGCCGATGCAGTTTGCGCCTGAATCGCAGTTGCAGACGCTGTCGCGGATTGCGCCTGGGATCAATGCGCTGCGGGGGGTGCAGCAGCAACAGATGGAAACTGCCGAGGCTGTGCGCAAGCAGCAGGCGTACCAGCAGTTTCAGTCTGAGGTCGCCAAGGCGTTTCCAGGCGGCGTGAAAGAACTGGCTCGCGTTTTTATGACGCAGGGCACGACCCCTCAGCATTTTGAAGTCGGCCAGAAGCTGATGCAGACGGCGATGGAGGAGGACGAGCGCCAGAGAATTTTCGGTGGCGGCGGCGGTGCGCCTGCGATGGCCGAGCAGCCTGCCGCCATGCCGGCCGCAGCACCAGAAGCAGTGCCAGAGATGGACTTTGGCGCTGCTGGTGGCGCCCGGCCTGTGAACGCCATGATGGCACAGGCTGCGCCTGCGCCTATGGGGGCGCCTGCCGCGCCCGCAAAGATGCTGGATTACGCTGGCCGGCAGTATTCGTCGGAGCAAGTCGGGCAGATGCTGCAAAGCAGAAGCCCTCAGTTGCAGCAGCTTGGTCGGGCGATTGCGGATGCGAATAAACCGCAAGGCGGCGACAAAGACGAAGTGCGCTCTCGCATGCGGGCTATGGGCCTGCCTGAAACGCAAGAAGGATTTGCGCAGTACTTCCGCATCACGCAGCCTCAACTTGGCTTGTCTGAGCAGCGGTTTGAGCTTGAAAAGCAGCGCGCAGAAATGGATCGTCTGCGGTTCCAGGCATCGCAAGCCAAGAGCGAAGCGGATGCGCGCACGGCACAGCGCAATTTGGCACTGGCAGAGCGCAGGTACGAATTGTCTGTTCGACAGTTTGAACTTACGAGCGATCCAAGCTATCAAGCTCGCCTTGCTGCGGCCAAAACCACAGCCTCTGAAACAGCAAAAAGCGACGTTGCTGCGCTTTCTGAGGCCCCTGTCGCCATTGAACAAGGTCAACGAGCGTTGGCGCTGCTCAACCGCATGGTTGGCAATCCCAAAGGCAAAGGCGCGGAAACGCAGCCACACCCCGGATTCCAAGGAGTCGTTGGCGCGACTTTTGTTCCTGGCGCTCGACTTGTGCAAGGCACGGCTGAAGCCGATTTCGATGCCATGCTGGAACAAGTGCTTGGCGGCGCATTTCTTGAGGCTTACGAAAGGCTCAAAGGAACCGGCCAGATCACGGAGATTGAAGGCAAGAAGGCTACGCAAGCCATCAGTCGCATGGGGCGCGCTGTTTCTGAGGCTGAATTCATGCAGGCCGCCAAAGAATTCAGAAGCGCCTTAGAGACCGCTATGGAGCGGACCAGTACGCGCTTGGAAAGGGCTCGCACTCGCACCGAGCCCCCAGTGCCGCAGGCTGGCACTCGACCGCCAGCGGCTGCAGCGCCGGCCAGTGCGGCGCCTGCAGGCCCGCCGACAGGGCGGACCTTTCCGCCGCCGCCGCAAGCGGCCATTGATGCGCTTAGGCGCGGCCAAGGCACCGACGCTCAGTTTGACGCAATCTTTGGGCCTGGCGCCGCAGCCAAGGCAAGGGGGCGCTGATGGCTACCAATCCGTTCGCGCAATTTGTCCAGCAGCCGCAAGTCAATCCGTTTGCGCGATTTGCCGAAACCCCTGCCGGCATGCGAGCGGTAGAGGCCGGCGAAATCCCCACGGAATCCGGTTTCGTTATGTTGCCGGAAACTGAGCCGCAGCGCGGTGTTGGACAACGAATCCTTGGCGCGGCTACGGCGCCTTTGGATGTCGCGCTGACTCTCGGCAGCGCTGCTGGCCGCGGGTTGGCAGCAGCACCGTATGGTTTGGTGCGCGGACGCGGCGTGACGCCGCAAGGACAAGCTGCTGCAGCAGAGATGCTGGGGGGTGTTCGTCAGCCTCAAACGCCGGAAGGCCGTGCAGCGATGGAGGCTGTCGCGCCTGCGCTAAGCGCTTTGCCGCCCGTCATCGGCACGGCGCCCGCAGTCATGGGGGCCGGATTGCCGGCGGCCCAACAAGCCGGCAGGATTGCCGGTCAAGAAGCCGGCCTTGTGCGCGGCGCCATTGACACGGCAAGGTCGGCGCGAGCAGAGCAAACTGCGCTGCAGCGTTCTGCGGCTGATTGGCAGAGGGCGCCTCAGATTGAGGCGGCACAACGCGCCGTTGAACTTAACATCACTCTGAATCCAGCAACGTCCAACCCCACGCTAGGGAACAGGGCGCGATCTGCGCTTGCCGGCAATAGAGATGTCAACGCAATCTTTGTCAAGCAGAACGCGCCCAAGTGGACGGAGCTTGCGAAGCGGGACATGGGTCTGTCATTGCAGACCACGCTGAATGCCAAGGGTTTTGAGGAAGCCAGAAACGCCGTCAGCGGGCCTTACGAGCAGTTGCGCCGCATGGGTGCGATGAGGGCAGACAACGAAATCCGCATGCAGCTTGAAAACCTGCGTGTTGAGCAAGCGGCCATTGGCGGCGAAGCCGGCGCACGGCGAGTGAACAGGCTCGTTGACGAGGCTGTCGGCAAGATTGATGCCGGCATAGATGGCAGCCGTTTACTGGAAAGTATCCGGCAGCTTCGCAGAGATGCGCAGGCCATACGAAATGCGCAGAAACTGGGGCAGGCGCCGTCGCCAGAACGCATAGCGGAGGCAGAGGCTAAGCTCAAAATTGCCGCATCGCTGGAAAACTTGGCAGAAAACAACATTTTTGACCCACGGTTCAAAGATGAATTCCGCCAGGCGCGCACCGCTATGGCAAAGACATATGCCTATGAGGACGCGACAAACTTCAACACGGGTCAAGTAGACCCAATGGCGATTGCACGACTAACTCAGCAGGACAACGCGCTGACAGGCATCATCGCCGACATTGGCGCAATCGCCGGCAACTTCCCCGAGATTGCCTCGTCTGCGCCGCCATCGACGCTTTTGCAACGAGCCGGCACGCATCTGACGAGATCAGGAATCGGCGGCACCATCGGCGCTGGCTTAGGCGCAGTCACGCCCGTGGGGCCGATTGCCGGCGGCGTGGTTGGTGCGGGGGCAGCGGAGTTGTACACCGGCTTGCGGGCGCGCAAAATGGCGACGCCGGAATACCAACGCCGTTTTGCCGCGCCAGAAGACCGGCGCATTTTCCCGACGCCCGAGCCTGAGCCCGTCAACGCTTTGGTGCCTTATGTGGCGCCGCAGAATGTGCTGATGCCGGAGGCTGGCGCGTTTGTTATGGGTGGACAGCCTCAAGTGCTGAGGCGAACAGCAGAAGGTGCATTTGTCCCGCCCACAAAGCCTGCTGCAACGACTCGGCAAACGCCAACTGCGCGTTTTGTCGGCCCGGAGCAAGGCCCGCCGCAGTTGCCGGCGCCGAGCGCCGAAGCCACGATGTCCACGCTGCGCGCAGAGGATGTTCGTCGCGCTGGCGTATCCCGCGCCGTGGGTCGTGAGGCCGAGGCCCAGCAGGCAGCAGCAGAAGCAGCGGCGCGCAGGCCAGCAACCGGCGAAGTGATCTTGGATTTTGACCCGGTGACCGGCCGATTCCGCGAGGCAAGCCAAGGCTTAAAAGGCGCAACGCCAGAGACCTTCCGCAACTTCGGGTCTGACTTGGCGTCAGCCGCAGAGAAAGTGGCGCGCGATCAGAAGTTCAACCTGACGGCATCGGAAAAGGTTGCTTGGGAGCGCACCAAGGTTGACCTTGCCGACGTAGCCCCCGGCTTTAAGGCGCTGGATGAGAAAGCCATTGCCGCCAAGATGCAGGACCGAGAGTGGGTCCAAAGCACCATCAAGTCGGCCAGAGAGCGAGATCAGGCACTGGCGCGCAAAGAGGCGCTGCTGGCAGAGCAGCTTGCCAACCGTGACAACCTGCGCCTGCTGGCCAGAGACATCGAGCGCAAGAACAAAGAACTGGCGGACATCAGGGAGTCTCGCGCCCGAATGATGGGCGCGCTGGAGGCTTTGGAGGAAAAGCTTCGCTCCGGCAGGCCAAACGTTTCGCAAGCTCAAGGCCCCAAGACTCGCGCCGCGCAAGCCGCAGCAAACCCCGGCAGAGTCAATGCGCTTATGCCTGACGGCCAGAACCGCAACGCGCTGAACAAATGACCCCCAAACCCGCCCGCCACATCATCGCTTGGACCCTGCGCCGCTTCGGCTTCGCAGGCGTGGCGCTGGCGCCGTTCGGGATCTTCATCTTGGCCGAGCACCTGCACAGCCAGCGCCTGATCCGCCACGAGCAGGCGCACTGGCGGCAGTACGAGCGCATGGGCGTAGTGCGATACTATGTTACGTACTTGTGGGGCCTCGTCCGCCACGGGTACGCCGATCATCCGATGGAGCGCGAGGCTCGCGCTGCAGAAACCGACGAGCGATTGACATGAGTTTGACCATGCAGCAGAAAGCCGACCTTGCCACCGAAGCCGCAAAGGCTTCGCCGCCAGTCGCCGTCGCTGGCGCAACTATTGCCGGCATGCCCGTCAATGACTTGGTGCTGTGGGTCACGCTGATCTATCTGGTGCTCCAGATCGGTTTCCTGCTGTATCGCTGGGGCAGGATGCACTTTCGGGGCGGGCCTGACGCCGAATGAAAGCCCGCATCGTCATCGGCGCCCTGACGCTCTCAGCGTCCGCTTTGGTCGGCATTGCCGTCCATGAGGGCTACCGCGGCGAGGCGTATACCCCAGTCAAGGGCGATGTGCCGACCATCGGCTTTGGCACGACTGCCGGCGTGAAACCCGGCGACCGCATCGAGCCTGTGCAGGCTCTGGTGCGCAAACTGCAGGATGTGCAGAAATTTGAAGGCGCTCTGAAGCAGTGCGTTCGGGTGCCGCTGCATCAGCACGAATACGATGCCTTCCTGAGCCTGGCGTACAACATCGGGCCGGGGGCGTTCTGCGGCTCGACGCTGGTGCGCCGTCTGAACGCGGGCGACTACGCCGGGGCCTGCGCCGAGATCCTGCGCTGGGATCGCTTCCGTGGTGAGCCTTTGCGCGGTCTGACCCTGCGCCGCCAAGCCGAGAACCGGCAGTGCCTCGGCCAATGATAGACCGCACCATCTCCTACATCCTCGGCGCCATGTGCGTCGGCCTGGCGGTAACGTCCGGCATGCTTGCGTGGGAACTCAAAGTCGCCGAGCGATCCGAACAACGGATGCGCGCCACACTGGCCACAGAACGCGCAGAACGGGCTCAGGAGCGCGAGAAACTGGTGGCCGAGGCCCTTGCCGCCAGCGAAGCCGCGCGAGCCTTGGAAGCACGCTGGCGAGCCCAGCACACGGAGGTGCAGACCGATGCCCAAGCCAAGATCCGCGCTGCAACTGCTGACGCTGCTCGTGCCCGCAGTGCTGCTGACGGCCTGCAGCGCCGTGCCGAAATCATCGCCG